TTAGATAATTGCTTTATTAATGGTTTTATTAATCTTAATAACAAGGGTGTTGCTGCTGCTGAAGCTGTTGCTACCACTGCGATTGCTGCTGTGGTACTGACTTGACTAGTATTAGGAAGTAGTTTTTGTACTGAAGAACTTGGTTCATACAATACAACACAAGTTGTTCCTCGTAATTCATGACCCACGACTATCTCTTCACCATTGCGTGTTAAGTCTCCTACTCTTGGTTGATTTGGAGCAGGACATTCAACTTCTTTTTGTGGAGGAATATTATCTAAATTAGGTTCAGGAGTTTCTAATTCTGGAGCTGGAGTCACATTAGGTGCAGCTACATCTTCGACAAAAACTAAATCTTCAGGAACATAATCCATTGGAAAAAAGTATGGCACAGTTCCATCACATAAAGTTCTATTACCTCTATCATCTTCAGTTACTAGTTTTATAGATTTTTCATTGGCAGGATTAAATACAACGCAACCCGGAACTTGAATTATGGGATTGCCAATAGTTAAAGTTACAGGAGGAGTAAAAGGTATTGCTTGTATAGGCGTATGAATATAACTATTGATAGGAATTATTTCTAATTTATTTATATTTATTTGATTTATTTCAGACAATTTTAAAATGGATTTATAGGTTCAGTTCCTTTAGGAATTACATCACCAGTGATATCAGGTATTGGTAATGCATCTTCTATAGCATCTTCTAAGCCTCCTGAGATCGACTCTAATGCCTTATCTTTTATATTGTTAATGATTGCATCTTTATTTAAATATATGCCTAATCCAGCTCCTACAACAGTTAAAGAAACTATTCCCGAAGCAACAGCTATTGCATTAAAAATTTTTTGCATTTTTTAAAAAAATCTCTTATTTTTATTCTACTGTTATTTTTATTAACTAACCAGTCTAAACAGAAACTTCATATGCTGTTATCATACTTATTCCATAATAATTACTAGTTGCTCCAACATATGAATTTATAGCTGAAGTGCCACTAGTAACAGCCATCTGAATTTTATAAGTAACTTCTGAATCTGTTGCTGGCGAATCTAAGATTGACCAAGCTGTACTGTCCTGATAATTAGCATCATAATAACTAAAAGCATGAGCATTATAATTTGCACCACCTGATGATGTGCCACTAGGTTGCTCGATAAAAATACTTCCTCTTAAAAGTCTGAAAAAATTAACAGCATTATTTGCTGCTCCATTGTAAATCTGAGTAACAACTAATATTTTATTAGATGAGCTTGATGGTGTAATGGCTACAGATAAACCTGTAAGGTCTGTATATCCACTAGATACAGCTTGTGCAGTAGTAAATACATCTTTTTTTATTGTCTGTTTTACTTGAATAATTCCACCATTAGAACCAGCTGGTAAACCACCTGAAGGAACGATTGAATTGACTTTTATCTGGCTCATTGTAGTATCTCCATTGCAATAATTGATGAAACTGCTCGATATGTATAAGCTCCGTCTGCGTCACTAGTAGGTCTATTAAGATAAACAATATAACTGCCGTTTTGATAACAAAAAAATTGTAATTTGTAAGTTATTGCAGAGGTTGTATTGTGGCTGTCATCTATCATTTCAAAAGGAAGTGCAGCATTTGAATCAACACCTGAGTACCAAAGATCATAGATATTACCTAATGAAGTCTGAGTTCTACTACCAGAAGCATCACCGACCCAGCCAGTAGGAACTGAAACTGTACCACCTACACTTCTAACAAGCCGACCACCAGTATGGTTAGTTCTATGGGAGTGATTTATCATTGCTTTTACTAAAATTTTACTGCTTGACTTGCTGGGAGTTATAGTCACACTAAAACCTGGCATATCTGACCAAGAGGTACCAGCTGTGACTGATTTGATATCAGTAATTTTAGTTTCTACAATTTGCCCAATTCTTGTAAGGTTATTACCAGAAGTATCTTGTAGTGTATTAACTTTTAATGTGCTCATGGCTTATCCCCTATGGCTTAGGATTTGCATCTTTAACAGCCTTAATATGAGTTGCCCAAGTACCAGTAGTATCAAACTTTCCTGTCACTAAGTCCTTATAGATCATGTCGAGCTGGTTGCCATAAGAGTCATACGTTGTGGAACCATTGGTTGTTCTGTCTGTTTGATATTTAACAGCAGCAGCTTCAGCATCTAAAGTAGCTCTTGCACTATCAATCTTGCTTTGGTCGAGATTTACTGAATTACCACTTGAGTCGAATGCTCCTGCACTATCATCAATAGAAACTACTGTTCCTGCGTATGCTTTATAAATTGCTTCATGGTCTAGTGCCATATCTAAAAAATCCTTTATTTATATAGTTATTTTAAGGGAGCTAAACATTCAGAATATTTATGCTGACACCTCCATCAAAGTAATACTTGATGGTGTTATATAATCACCTGTAGTTCCACTACTATGTGCATTAAAATATATTGTACTTGAACCATCACTTTTCATTTGTAATTTATAAGTAATTGCTGTATCTAAGCCTGGAGAATCAAGAAATACTACTGCTCTACCCTCATTTTGACCGAGATTACCGCTGTTATAAACACTAATACCGCTATTATTTCCTGATGGTTTTCCTATCTCAGTTGAATTTCTTAATAATCTTGAGAAAAAAGTATAATCTGATTTTTGTATTGTCATAGTCATCATAATTAATACTTTACTGCTATTAGATGTAGGTGTTATTGTGGCTGCCATGTCAGTTACATCAACATAACTTGTTGAAGTTGTTGACTGAACTGTAGTTTTATTTGAACTGATAACTTGAATAATCCCACCACCAGCACCTGTTGCTACACCTGCTACTGGAATTATGCTATTGACTTTAAGTTGACTCATAATTTAAACCACCGTGTAAGTAGAACCAGCAGGTACAGTGACAGTGACCCCTGAATTTATTTGTATAGGACCTGCACTCATTGCGTTGGCTGTCGATCCGAATGTTGTTCCGATTGTGTAATCTTGTGTTACTTGTGTACCATTCTCAAAGAAAATCTTGTCAGTCGAAGATCCAGTTGCACCTCCTCCAGATTGGTCAACAAATGAAAGTACACCAGCACCATCTGTAGAAAGTACTTGGCCTGAACTCCCTGTACCCGTAGGTAAGGTAGCAACTTTAGTTCCATTAGAAGTAAAAGATATTAATCCTGAACCACTTCTAAAAATTCCAGTATCAGTATCATCAGAGAATGTTATGGAGGGAACTGAAGTAGTACCATCGGGGAAAGTACCACCAGCATTTAAATAATCAGCAGCAGCTAAAATTACACCGAAAAAACTTTCACCTGAAGCTGGAGCAGAACCAAAAACTATATTTGTTCCCGATAATGTAAAACCAGTTCCTGGTTCTTGAACTACACCACCAACAGAAATTATTAATTGTGTCTCATATTTTGGAAATGGTACAGGGGCTGAACTGCCAACTGTTAAAGCAAAAGTTTGGGTGCTTCCATTAAACGAACTCGATATATCATCAATCGTTTTATAAGCATTATTCGATCTGAGATTATTACCTATATACGGCATGCTTACTGAAATCTTTTATTTGCTTCTTCTATTTTACAGAGGCTAATTTTTGAAAATTATTGCTAATTTTTTAAAAAATTTAACTATTAGGTCCTGCAGTTGATGGTTGTGTCGGCCATACAACATCATCAGGAGTTTTATCTTTATAAGTCTGAGGAATATCTCTTATAACTTGTCTATATGCAGCCCACTGAGCTTGATCTACAGTTGCACCAGTTGTCATTGTCCAATCTGTCTCTCTTAATATCTGATCTCTTGTAGCTCTGATATCATCCCAAGTTAATGTATCATCAGCAGCTTCGGCTGTATTTGTCTTTGCCCATTCCAAGTATCCTTGATAGTCTCTGTTTCCTTCATCAAAAGGAATCCAAGCGTTATCAGATATTCTTCTAATAGCTTGAACTACTATTGTTTCTGTAGTTCCATCTTTCTTTGTTCTGGTTTCGTTAGGAATTTTTTTATACATAATTAAAGCTCCGAATCGGCACTAGCTTTACCATACAAATAATTATTATTGCCACTACCATCTATATCATTACCTCTTAAACCTGCTTGATAAATTTTTTCTGTACTATTACCTCCCACAACACTAACACTTGTAACAAAATTTTCTTCAGAACTTAATAAAGTCATAGTAGGATTTGCTCTTTTTTGTGTTCTAAATATCATAGGTATTTCAACATAACCTCCTGTGCTGTGTATTTTAAAAACTTCCCCTGTTGCACATATTTCAAAATAACGCTCACACCTTCTCAGTTCATCTGTGTGTGATACAAATTCGAAATCTGTTGCCACGCTGCCTACTTCTAATTGAACTCCTGTAATTTCGAAATTATTTGCAGTATTATCGAAATGATTTACTTGTCCAACAAATCTATTTGCATTTGTATTAGCAGCCCACGCAGTTGCTAAAGTTCCACTAGTAAAATCAGTTCCACAAGCTATACCAAAGAAAATAGAGATTGAATTTGCATTGTCATTATCTAATGCACCTGTTGTATCGGCAGGATAAGTAATTGTTTTCTTTTCCCAAGTATTACTTTGACTTATTGTGACTGATTTTGCACAATGTCTGGTATTATCATGATCGAATAATTCAACAATCTGTGTTCCTGTTTTGGTTGCTTTAATGTAAAAAGATAAAGTTAATTGCTTCGCACTACTTGTTCCTTTTGCAACTTGTTGTAAATCTTGTCCTTCAAAAGCATATCTTAAAGTTAGTCGATCAGAAGCAGCTAAACTAGCATCAGCTGTTGTACAATCAACTTTTAAACTTTTTGTAAAACCAGCTAAATCTGTCACTGTATTTTGAGTTACAGTTGCTGCTCCTACTGTTCCGTTCAAATTATATTGAAAACGATCTAAGTGATAAGCTGAAGCGGTCACAGAGGTAAAACTTGTACCACGTTGAGCCACTTGCATAGCTCCATTAATTATTAAATTTTTCCTTTCACCAATCTTATCAGTGGTTGCTGTATTAAGTCTTTCTAAACCAACTTGAGTTAGAGCCATTTGTTATACCTCCTTAAGTCTGATCTAGATAACTTACAGTCGCATCTATTGCACTTGCTGTGCCTGCTCTTATTCTTAATTTATCGTTTGCTTCCATAATTATTTTTGATCCGCTTATAAC